ATAATTAATAATAATATAAAATATTAAACTAGAATATTTATAACTAGATTACTAGAATAGTAAAAATAAAAAAAATAAAAGTCAATAGAAAAAATTTCAAAGACTATTTATTATAAAAATAAACATAAAAAATTAAAAAAAAGATAAGATGGCTGATTTATTAATGAAAATGCCCGTTCCATATGAACCTAAAAGACAGAACCGATTTATTTTAAGATTTGATTCAACTTTGGGTATTAATGAGTGGTTCGTGGAAAGTACATCGAGACCAAAATTAACAGTTAACTCAACTGAGATTCAGTTTTTAAATACTTCAACATATGTTGCAGGTCGTTTTACTTGGGGTGAAATTAATGTTAAATTTAGAGACCCGATTGGACCTTCAGCATCACAAGCGTTGATGGAATGGGTTCGTTTATGTGCGGAATCTGTTACAGGTCGTATGGGTTATGCTGCGGGTTACAAAAAAAATATTGATTTAGAATTGTTAGACCCAACAGGTGTTGTTGTTGAGAAATGGATTTTAGAAGGTGCTTGGTTAAGTAGTGTTGACTTTGGTTCTTTATCATACTCTCAAGATGCGATTGCTGATATATCGGCAACGTTGAGACCTGACCGTTGTATATTAGTTTACTAAAATAAAAATAATAATATTTTAAATCCACGTAATTTGGTTTGCGTGGGTTTTTTTATTTAATAAAATATAAAGTCAACTATATTTAAAAAAAAAGATAAATTATGGATGAACAATTATTACAAGCGGCCACTGAAAATTTTACATTACCACATGATATTGTAAAATTACCTACAAAAGGGGTGTTTTATAAAAACAAAAAAAATGCAGTTAAAGTAGGGTATTTAACGGCTCAAGATGAAAACTTTTTAATGAGTGATGGTTCAAGGGATAATTTAGTTATCACATTATTAAGGAATAAATTATATGAACACGATTTAAGACCTGATGAATTAATTGAACCTGACATTGAAGCTATTTTGATTTTTTTAAGGAATACATCATTTGGTACTGAATATAATATTAAATTAGTAGACCCAAAAACAAGTAAAGTTTTTGAACACGTTGAACATTTGGATGTTTTAAAGATTCAAGAAACTGAAATAAAACCTGATGACAATGGGGTGTTTGTTACTACATTACCCAAAACAAACTCAACAGTTAAATTAAAACCTATTAGTTTTAGTGAAAGTTTAGAATTAAATAAATTAAGTGAATCCTATCCAAAAGGGAGAGTTGCACCAATAGTAACTAGTCGATTATTAAAAGAAATACTTTCTGTTGATGAAAATACTGATAAAGCTTTTATTGCTAAATTTATTGAACAATTACCAATATCCGATTCAAAATATATTCGAAAGTTTTTAAATGAAAATGTTCCTAAATTGGATTTAACAAGACAAACTATAGCCCCGTCAGGAGAATTGGTTACGTTTAACGTATCCTTTGGGGCTGAGTTTTTTCGCCCTTTCTTCTGATTATAGAAAAATAATTAATGATGAATATTATATATTGGCAAAAATTTTAAGAACTCAATATAGTGAATTTTTAAAAATGCCGACTTATGTTAGGAAATATATGATAAACAAAACAATTGATGATGCTACACCAAAGGAAAATTAACCTTTGGTGTATTTATTTTATATAGTATAATGTTATGAGTATTGAAGGAAATGATGTTTCAGGGTTAGGTTCACAATCACTTAATGAATCTAGAAGTTTATTAGGGAAGAGTGTTGATGTTATGGGAACCGCTGTAAATGCGTCAGAAAACGCGTATCATAGAATCGCAAATACAAGTGGTTTAATTCGACAAGATGCCGTTAAAGTTAAATCATCAGTAAATGATGCGTTTGTAAGTATATCAAGACTTGGTGGTAGTTATAACGATGCGATGTCAACTTTAGAGGGTTATATGGCGGCGTCTAATAGGACTGCTATGTTACAAGATAAAACCCTAACAAAACTATTCTCAACCGCTAAAGTGGGTGGTTTGGAGTTACAATCTTTACCAAAAAACTTTATAGAGGCGGGTTTTAGTATTGAAGGTGCAGGTGCTGAAATGGAGAAAGCGTTTGATGTTGCACGAAAAACAGGAACCTTATTATCTACTGTATCACAAACAGTTGCATCGAATTTAAAAGAATTAGATACTCACAATTTTAAAGGTGGTGTTGAAGGTTTAGCCAAAATGGCGGCGACTTCAGCAACATTACGTGTTAATTTAAGTCAAGTTATGCAAGCGGTTGACAGTGCGATGAACCCTGAAGGTGCTATTGAAATGGCGGCGGCATTACAACGTTTAGGTGTTACACAAAGTGAATTGTTAGACCCAACTAGTTTGATGAATATGTCGATGAATAGTCCTGAAGACTTTCAACAATCATTGGCTGACTTGGCGGAATCTATGATGGAAGTTGATGCTGCGGGTAATATTAAAGTTATGCCGGGTGAAAAACTTAGAATTCAAGAGATTGCGAAATCTGTTAATATGTCAACTGAGGAATTTATCAAAATGGGTAAAGCGTCTAAAGAATTGGATTATAAATTAAAAATGATTGAATTCCCTGATTTTATTAATGAAGAACAGAAAACATTGTTAACAAATATTTCCGAAATGCAAAACGGGAAAATGATGATTAATGTTGACGGTCAATTTAAAGATTTAAATGAAACGTTACAGGGAATTTCTAATAAGGAGGAGTTTGATAAGTTAATTAAGTCAACTGAAAAAATGACATCTGAAGAGATTTTATTAGAACAATTAACTTACTTAAAAAGAATTGCGGGTGAAAGAACATCATTAACATTTAGAGCACCAATGGCGGTTGCGTCAAGTAAAACTACTGAAACAGTAATGGGGGCTGAAACTGATATTAAAACCGCAATTATGGGTGTTTTTAATGACGCTATTGATGTGAAAGATTTAAGGGCAGGAATAGATGAAAACATTGGTGGTATATTGACACAGATGAGTAAATTAACTTCAGGTGAAGGTAGTTGGGAAGATGTTTTGGGTTCATTTAAAACCGCTTACGGTAATGTTGAAAAAAGTGTGGAAAACACGTATAATAAAATTATTGAATTAGGTAGTGATGCTGAAACTAAATTATTATCATCAGGAAATGAATTAACTAAAGGTATTATTGCGTTAATTAAAAAAGCCGGAGCTACACAAAATATTGATTTTAGTCCTAATTCAAATGTAAATCCTAATGAAGCAACTCTGAGTAGTTTAGGTAGTATTGGAGCTAACGTGACAGAAACATCTGATAATACTGGTATTAATGATATTATATCTGAATTAGGTGGAGTACAAACGGCTACTGTGAATAATACTAAATTAACACAACAGACAACTGACGTTTTAAATAAGTTAGAGACTCAATTAAACACATCAAATGATACTGAAACAATTAAAAAGTTAGTTAATGAAGGGTTAATAAAACAACAAAATGGTAATTATACTGTTGATGTGAATGTTAATTTATTACCTAATCAACAACTTGACCAAAATACTTTAAAACAATTTGAACAAGCATTAAAAACTGACACAGGATTAAAAGAAGCGGTTACTAAAGCGGTTAAAGAAATCAATAGTAATTTTGGACTCCAAAATAAATAAAAAAGTATAAACACATCTATTTATTAAATAAAAAAAGATATGCCAAACAGTACACTTTCATTTGTCTCATCTTCATCTTTTAGAGATAAGTTAATGGCTAAAAATTTATCCATTTATACTGTTACGGGGTTTAATGGCGTAATAACTAAAGCGTCACCACCACTAAATTATGAAACTACTTTAACTGAAAGTGTTGTTGTTGATTCCCCAAATAATTTAATATCAAACAGTCCATATCCTGATACTTTTTATCCTTTAAATGAGTTTGGACCTGATGGTGGTTATGATGTAAGTAAATCTTTAATTGGGGGTCAACTATTACCTATCACACCTAATCAAGGTGAATATTCACCAAATCAAAGCCCATTATTATTAGGTAGTAAATTATATTTACAAATTCAGGTGTCATCACCGAGTATTCAAAATATATTCATACCAATGAATGGTTATACACAATCTAAAGATATTGTGGACGTTCAAATTAATAATCATTTTTTCTTACCATACATTTATGATAAAACATTAACACCTGCAAATTTTGTATCTTCAATATATACACCATTTGATGTTTTAGTTAATGTAAACCCTACGGGTAATAATGGACCATTATCTAATGATTCTTACATGGCGAAAATCGCTATGAAATCGTTAAAATCATTACTTAAAAAACGTATTGATGATGAAATATATCAAAATACTATTGGTTTAGTTAATTTACAATCATTATCTGACCCTTTTGAAGCTAGTCTACTTGTGTCAGGTAAAGAACCGTTAATTTATCGTAATTGGAGAATTACAGTTCCTGAGTCACCTGTAACCGCGGCTTTTGATTTTGCAACAAGATTATCAGGTGCTTATTGGCCTGTATCCATGATACCGGGTGATTATTTTGATGAAAATACTCAAGCTGGTTTACAAACTAATCAAACATCAATAGCGTTAAGTGTTGCGAATCAATTAACAGGTGGGTTATTAGGTCCTATTTTAAATGTTAAACGTAATCCTTCACAAATATTTTTAGCGAATACAGGTAATGGACAAAGGTCGGTATTATTTAGAAATTTAAATTTCAATAGATATCAACCGGGTTACTTAAAACAATTTGGTGGGATATTAGGTGTTGCACAAGGTGTTTTAAATTTATTTGAAAGTGTTATTAATCCTAACGGAACATTAACCGGTGGGTATTATGTTGGTAATGTTAATGCGGAACCAAGTTCAATAACGTCACCCCCAAATGCAATTCCTGTTAATAATTATGGACAACAAATAAAAACACCTGTTTATGGTCCATCTGAGTTAGGTATATTATATGAAGGAAACCAAGAAAAGTTAAATTTTGGTTTAGCGGGAAAATCATTATCAGATGGTGGTGGTGTTGATGGTGGTTTAGTTTGGGTTTCACCTAAATATAAACAAAAAGCTGGTACTCATGCAACACCGGGTGGTGGAAATGGAAGTACTGACGAAGAATTTTTTCAAATAAAAAGTCAATATCAAAAGGCTGAGTCAACAAATATTGATTTTAAAGAAAACTCATTATTAGATAATACTCAAAAATTAATTGATTCTGCGGATAATGTTTCAGGTCTTAGTAGATTAAAACATGTTGGTAATGCAATTAATCAAGTTAGTAAAGTTTTCCATGACGGATATAAAGAGATGACCAAAGGTTCTATGGTTTTATCTTACAAAGATTTTACAGATGGAAGTGACGCTGGTATAGAATATTGTCGTGTATTTACTAAAGATACTCCATATTATACTTATGGTGATTTACAAAAAACTGATGGTATCACAACATCAGGACGAAGATTTTCATATTCGGTTTTTGATAATACATATAATTTAAATATCGCACCATTAAGAGGTGAGGATTCAACAAATATTATATCAAATGACCCAAATGGAAAAGGTGGGTATGTTAAAAAATATATGTTCTCAATAGAGAATTTAGCTTGGAGAACTTCGAGTAAGCCTGGTTTTAGGTATGATGATTTACCTGTATGTGAAAAAGGACCTAATGGTGGGCGTATTATGTGGTTCCCTCCATATGGGTTAACGTTTAATGATTCAAGTACTGCTGATTGGAACCCAACAACATTTTTAGGGAGACCTGAACCAATTTATACTTATAAAAGTACAAGTAGAACAGGTTCATTATCTTGGAAAATAATTGTTGACCATCCTTCAGTTATGAATACTATAATAGAAAAACAGATGAAGTCAGCATCAAAACCACGAATTGATTCTATAATTGATTCTTTTTTTGCTGGATGTGTTAAATATGATATATATGAATTAGCCGCTAAATTTAATACATTACCTGTTAGTGATTTATATACTTATCAAGAAATTTTGAGTAATCCACAACTAACGGATGAAGAAACTTTAGGTCAAATAATAAGTGAAATACCTAAAACCAATTCAGCTAATGCTGGAAGTGCTGCATCTTCTATTAGTAATAATAATGAAACTAAAGAAGAAGGTCCTGACCCTTCTATTAAAGAATTTGAAGATAATTATTTAGATTTTGCGTTTTACTTTGAAAATGATATACCTTATGGTAATCCTAAAGGAAGTGTAACAAGTAGTGATAACTATGAGGAGTTGTATAACACATATACAGGTGAGGTTAGAAAAAAAGAATATAAGGTAAAATCTGAAAGTTTATTTAATAATGGTAATTCTGAAAAAAACACTGACGATTTCTATTCAAATATTATTGAAAATAACTTTAAAAAATTTGCTGGTGGTGAAAAAAACTTTATTACTGACGCTTATGATTTAATGAAAAAAGGTTATACCATTAATTTAGAAATGGAAGGTTCAGCATCGGCAATTGCAAGTGTTACTTATAACCAAAAATTATCTGAAAGACGTATAGATACTATAAGAAACTTTTTTAAAAATAAAAAAATAGGGGAAAAGGGACTTGGTGAATTTATGGATGGTGATAATCCTAAATTTAAAATTGTTTACAAGAAAGGGTCAGGTGAGCAAGCATTTTTACCTAAATATTCAGTTGAAACTGCCGGTAATTCAGTAACTGCGACAACGACAAATTCAGGAACAGGTGGTGACGTAGATTGTACTGTTAATCAAAAACCTGACAAACCTGTTAAAGCGGGTGATAAATCGGCTGAGATATACTCAACAAGTGCGATGGCTTGTCGTAGAGTTAGGGTGAAGAATATAGGTGTTGTTGCAGCTAAAAAAGATGTTACACCAAAAGAGGATGAAAAAAAACAAGTAAGTCCGCCACCAACATCGACTGATGGTAATACTTTAACTACACCAATTAAAAAACCTCAAGTTGAGAAAAGTGTTCAACAAAAAGTTAAAGAAGGTATATCTAAAAAAATATTAAGAAATCTTTTAACCGAGTGTGA